GATGAAGGCAAGAGCGTATCGGCAGTTGTTGTGCAGATGCTTGAGGCGTATTCAAAGTAAGGCGAAAAAGCCACCTGCAGGAACGGCTGCAGGTGGCTTTTTCTATTCAGTCAAACTTATTCAGTGGCGATCTCGCCCGAGATACTTGCGTATGCGGCCAAATCTACAAATGAGTCAAGGTGATCAGGTGACTCAATCAATCGTGCAACCTTAACCAATCCCATACAGATGGCAACCTGCGCCGGCGTGATCTCTTGCTCAAGATAGATTGACCACAAGCCTGCAATTCTTTGATGGTTTGTTAGTGGCTTGCCGTAGTTCTTGTTTCGATCACCGTGCGTAAGGCGCTTGGCTTCATCTAAAATCTCACCGCGTTCCATCAGTCCCCATTTCATACCAACCATTGCCCCATAAAGTTAAAAGGCGCTTAAAATAATCGTTGTATTGGTGGCCGATAGTATCAAGGTTATAGAGCGATACTGCACGCTCACGGATTGCGGCGCGATCTAGCGCCTTCACATCTTGGGCAGCTTGCATAAATTCTTGCAGAGTACGGCACCTAAAACCTGTGACCCCGTGGGGATTGTTCTCAGTAAATGCGCCCCAATCGGTGGTAATTGTCGGCGTGCCACAAGCCTGTGATTCGATCACCACATTGCCAAAAGGTTCAATGTAAAGCGTTGGGGCGAAGGTGGCGATTGCACCGCCCATCAGCTCAGCCCTTTTGTGCGGGTCAACACTGCCTACAAATTCACCGTATCCTGATTGCTCACCTGGCCCTGCCAAGATCAGGCGTTTGCCAAGGCGCTCACACACCTCTTGGGCAATCCTGTAACCCTTGCGATCAATCAAACGGCCAATGAAAAGGTAGTAATCGCCTTTGCCATCGCCAAGTGGAAACATTTCAGGTTCAAGGTAGCCAGGAATGACCGCATCATAAAATTGGCCATCGGCGGTTGTGGGGTTTTTCCACCCTGCATAGATCGAGTGCATCCACGCATAAGACTCAAAGACTCGGTATTTGCTAAACACGCCCCCGTAGCCAACGCCGAACTCCACTGCAATTGCATTGGGAAAGGCATCGGCAATGGGCTTGTGAGCGCCCCCGCCGATTAAGCAAATGAAATCTTTTTTTTCAAAACGTTCTGAGATACCTGCAATGACGTTGGCATTGAATGTCTGCCAATGGGGAAGGTCGGTATCAAATGAAACTGAGGTGTAATGATTTGAGCCTTGCGCCGTAGCTCGCATTTGCTCACTGATGCAGGTAATAAGTTCATCTTCAACGCCTTCAGATTGTTCACCGGCGTACAGGTAAACAGTGTGGCCTTGAGCCTTCATCATCATTACAAAACGGCGTACTTTTTCCGTAAAAGCGCACCCTGCATACTCTTTTGTGACCTGCGTGTGCGGTAGTGCTACAACGTGAAAACGCATTGATTCCCCCGAATCTTATTTATTCTGCTTGAACTACCTGATCTGATTCAGGCTCTGCTGACACCTGATAGACAGGCTCGGCAATAGTTTCAATCTCTGTCTGAGTCGTCAGCTCATACTCACCCTGACCGCAAACATTGCACTTGGTCACTACCTGAGCATCGCTAGGCTTGCGTGTTTCCATATAAAAGTGATTGCAGCAAGTCGAGTTATATTCGTATCTTATTGGCATTTTTCTCCTTAGTAATATAAATAAACAACGCCGTTACCGCCTGAACCGCCAGTACCTAGCGTGCTTCCAGCACCACCGCCACCGCCACCTGAACCACCGTTGCCACCAGCGTTGCTAGTTGCGTTTGAGCCAGCGCCTGTACGACCACCGCCCCCACCGCCACCGCCAAAACCTGTTCCTGTACCTGATGAACCTGTGCCACCTGCAAAGAAATCACCAGTACCACCAGTAGCACCTGTGCCAACACCTATTGTTCCTGCTGCACCGCCACCACCACCAATGAGTCCACGACCACCTACGCCGTTTGAAACTTGGTTTCCTGTTGCGGTTGGAATACCGCCACCACCGCCAGCAGAAACTCCTGCCGTACCAACGTTGTTTTGCGCAGCGCCGCCAGCGCCATAACCTATGACTGCGCTTGACGCTATTGGTGCGCCTGTATAAGAAACTGTGGAGTTTGTTCCTGATGCATTTGTTGCACCACCACCTGCACCACCGCTAGTTCCAGCCAAACCGCCTGAACCACCGCCAGCCATTACCATTCCATAAATAGATGAATTACCTCTTGCACCAGCAGCAGCAGTTGCAACACCAATACCACCATCGCCAACAGTTACAGTATTTGATACATAAGTCCAACCAGCAGAGTAACCACCTGCTCCACCGCCACCGCCACCGCCTGTGGTTGTTGTGCTTCCTGCCCCACCGCCACCAATAACGATTGCATAGACTCGATTGATGCCAGTTGGGATTGTGACTGAACCAGATGTGGTAAAAGTTTGTTGCAGTTTGAGTCCGTATGGGGAATCAGTAAATGATGAGTTTGAGTAAATCGTTGCACTCATAGTAGTTCCATTCTAGTAGAAAAGATAAAGAATTCCGTTGCCGCCAGTAATGCTAAAAGTAGAACCACCGCCACCACCGCCACCACCAAGACCACCATTGCCGCCAACTGTTCCAGAACCGTTTGAACCATTGCCTGCTAAACCTGCACCACCACCTGCGCCACCTGAACCTGAGCCTGTACCGCCAGTAGTAACTGCACCAGTTAAAATATTTATCCCATTACCGCCATTGCCACCAATTCTAGTTCCCGTTGTTGTGCCACTTGCACCACCACCACCGCCAACTAAACCTGAGCCACCATTACCGCCAGTATTTGTTTGAGAACCTGAAAGGTTTGCGTTTCCACCTGCACCACCAGAAATACCATTGCCACCATTGCCAGCAGTTGCAACAGTACCACCACCGCCACCACCACCGCCTGCACCATTTGTTCCTGATATTGACGAATTTTGTGGACCGAGAACACCGCCAGGAATACCATAATAATTTGTTGAACCGTTACCTGATGCACCGCCACCGCTACCTAAAATTCCAGCAGCAGCATTTGGGGCACCACCACCGCCAGCAATAATATTTCCATAGCGAGTGTATCCACCACCGTTGCTTGAAATACCACCAGCACCAACTATGCAACTAGAAGTAGCAATAGTCCAGCCCCAAGCCACACCGCCTGCTCCACCGCCGTTGTTGGTGCTACCTGCACCACCACCAACTGCAATCGCATAGACAAAGTTGATTCCAGCAGGAATGGTCACTGATGTTGTACCAGCAAGAATTGTTTGGCGTAGAAATAATCCGTATGGCAAATTAAAATGTGTGTTTACAAATGGAGTATATGTTGCACTCTGCATCCCGATAGATACGGGGTTGCCTGCTTGACCTTTTCGATTTGGGTTACTCATAATGTTCTCCTAATAGAAAAGATAAAGTATTCCTGCGCCGCCTGCGCCGATTGTTGCACCACCACCGCCACCACCGCCGCCTAAACCGCCAGCGCCACCTATTGAGCCTGACCCATTGGTGCCGTTGCCTGCGATACCACCACCGCCACCTGCGCTTGTACCAGATGCCGTACCACCAGTAGTTATTGCACCAGTCAAAATATTTATTCCATTACCACCAGCACCCGCAGTATTAGTTCCAGTTGAATTAAGACCTCTAGCACCACCCCCACCCACCAATCCTGAGCCACCATTGCCACCTGTGTTATTTAATGCACCAGCAAAGATAGATGCACCGCCACCACCACCTGAAATTCCATTTGCACCATTGCCACCTGCTACACCATTTGCACCTGAACTAAATCCAGCACTAGCACCGCTTCCACTATTGCCATTTACTGATGTTGCTGATGGTGCTGCGCCACCAGGTATTCCATAATAATTTGTTGAACCTGCACCGTTACCTGAACCACCGCCACCTAAAGTTCCTGCTGCATTGAACGCCCCACCGCCAGCAATTACATTTCCATAACGGGTATAACCACCACTAGCACCGCCAGAACCACCTGCACCTACAACACAAGATGAGGTTGCTAGTGTCCAACCCCACGCTACACCGCCTGCTCCACCGCCTGTTGCCGTTCCACCACCACCTGAACCACCACCGCCAACGCATATTGCATAAACAAAAGTAATACCACTTGGAATAGTTACCGAAGTTGTACCAGCAAGAATTGTCTGTCGAAGTTGCAAGCCATAAGGCAAAATTAAAGATGTATTGGCATTAGGTGTATCTTCATCACCGCGCATTTGACCTGATACGGGTCCTGCAACTTGCCCCCTGCGTGATGGGTTAGCCATCCTTACACCTCGCGTGGTTCCATACTAAAATAATTGAGACGGTTACTAGATAAGCAATTAAATACTTCATTAGCTGATGCGGTTGATGTAGCCTGAAATCGTGATAACGGATGCAGTTGCTGCAAAGGCTGCAACGGTTGAACCAGTAGTGCCATCACCTGTCAACGGCAAGCCTGCAACGATGAGAACATCGCCTGACTGTGGAGCTAGTGTGATCGGCTTTGCGTGTTGTACCGCGCCAGTGCCACCGAATTGAACGGTCAGCAATACAGGTGAGGTCGAAGTGTTATTGGCATAGAGCCACACCTCGTCAATGATTGAGGCAGATGTGCCTGTTGTATGGATAGTTGTACCAGTTGAGGCAGTAGCCACAACGGTAGTTGGCGCACCAGTTGATGAACTAGATAAAAGCGTCTTTACATATGTTGCCATTTATATTCCTATCCGAATACTTGGTTTGCTAAAATATATTGGTCAGAGTCAGTTGCTACTGCAGGTCCTGTTGCACCAGTTGGGCCAGTTGCACCGCTAACACCTGACGGACCCGTGGAACCTGTCGCTCCAACTGGCCCCGTAGGTCCTGTAGCACCAATCGGCCCCGTAGGTCCAACAATACCCGTTGAAACAATTGCGACAATAAGTTGATGATTGTTCGCAAAGTTAGTTGTGCCTGTTCCACCCGATGATGTAAGCGTGACGGGAACTGTAATATAACCCGTAAGCATTGTTGGCGTTGCAGATACTGTGAACTTTTGAAAGTTATCAGACAGGCTTTTGTCTTGGACAATAATTACATCACCCGTTTTGATCAGAGCTAGGAAAATATCAACGTCAACGCCATCTGAGTTGATGTGGCTAATGTTGATCTGTGTGGCAGAAATCTGAGTGGCATTATTCCAAAGAATATCCCCGTTGCCAGGGTTGCCTGATGTTGCCGTTGTATCTGCTCTGTAATCGTAATAGTTGGCAGAGCCACCATCTGCGCCCGTGGCACCTGTAGCTCCCGTAGCACCGACGGGCCCTGTAACGCCCGTGGCACCGATTGGGCCTGTTGCCCCCGTAATACCTGTGGCTCCTGTAACTCCAACAACGCCCGTTGCACCT